GTATCTGGGAATTCGACCTTGTTGCCACTGGCCCAGCAGACGATGCAACGATTAACAAGGTAACTTTTGCATAAGGACATTTGTCATGGCACGTAGTACATTTGAAGGCCCAATCCTTTCGGGCGACAACCGTTTTGGCGCTTTGCGCGACGTCGGTTACACAGTCTTGGAACAAGACTGCTACATTGATCTTTCCAACAGCACTGCTGGCACTGCTGGTTACTCTGGTGGCTCTGGTCAATTTGCTTGGGGCAACAACATCCCCAACCTGCCCGGTACAGTTTATACCCCCTCTAGCGTTTACAGCGCTAACGGCCCTACCGTGCAAACCATTCCCGCCGATACCACCACTCAGGTGTATCGCGGCATTGTGATGTATATTCCCAATGGCAGCGAAATCATTGACGTGACTGTGGACTACATCTCCGCCATCACTGGTGAGTCTGGTGCTACGTTGAGCAACGTGAGTGTGTTTGTTTCCAACAACTACACTGCCGCTGCCGGTACTCCCGCTTATGCTACTGCCGCTCTGGGCACTACGACTGTTGGCACTGCTGGCCGTCAAAGCATCACCTATACCGGCACGAATTTGGCTAACTTGTTGGCTACCACTGCTGATATTCAGAACCCCACCTTGGGCGCTAACCCTTCGTTCTTGTCGCAAGTTGTGTTTACTCTGAGCATTACAGGCACTAGCGTTGCGGCTCCCACTGGCGGCAAACTGAACTTCATCTTGCGTTACTCACAGCCCGACAACAACATCGGTACGCTGACTCAGTACCCCTACGGTAACCTTGACTAATTGATCCGGGGGCTTCGGCCCCCTCTTTGTAACTAAGGAGATCAATATGGCTCAAAGTCCGAACGGTATTCCAAGCACCAACAATTCAATCCAGTCGATCACTCGTCAGGCAAAAACTGAACCGTTTGAGTTGCAGGTTGCACGCGGTCAAATTTACGGCCACAGTGTCTTGAACATTTATGGCTACCAAACAGCGGTAGGCACATCGTTTGTGCCAGTGTGGGAAGGTAATAGCTCCTACACGTTCCCGTCGTCTGCAATCCAAATGCACATTGTTAGCTCTGTTAACACTGGCGATGATAAAACAGGCACGCTTGTTACCATCAATGGGTTGGACGCCAACTACAACCAACTTTCTGAAACTGTAAAGTTGAACGGTACGACTGCTGTGACTACAGTGAAATCGTACTTCCGAATCAACAGTATGGTAGTAGCCAGCGGTGCACCCACTGGTAACATCACGCTGAAAGATACATCGGATACAACGCTGTACGCAGAAATTTTGGCGGGCAATGGCCGCACTTTGATGGGCATCTATACGGTCCCCGCAGGTTATACGTTCTATCTAAGCCGTATTGATATCAATACCAGCTTGAACGCCAACCCTGCTGGTTTTGCCACATACCAGAACTACCAAACAAGCAGCGCTGGTGTATCCACTGTTACTGTTGTTGCGCCGTTTACAAACAACTACCATACGCAACGGGTTATGCCCCGTGCCGTGGCGGAAAAAACGGACATCCAATTGCAAGCAAAAGTTAGCACCGGCACTGCGGCCTTAACGGTTTCGCAAGAGGGCTACTTAATCGCAAACGGTACTTAATCATGGCTAAAACAGCAGCATGGACTCGCAAAGAAGGCAAGAACCCCAACGGCGGCTTGAACGCCAAGGGGCGAGCCAGCGCCAAAAAGCAAGGGATGAATCTGAAGCCGCCGCAACCCGAGGGCGGAAAAAGGCGCGACAGCTTCTGTGCCCGAATGGAAGGCATGAAGAAGAAGCTGACTAGCACCAAGACGGCTAAAGACCCAGACTCACGTATTAACAAGAGCCTGCGGGCGTGGAAGTGCTGAGATGGACGGGAATATGATTTGGTCGGGCGGGCTATCCCTGATTCTGGGGATGGTTGCCTTTTTCTTGAAAGAGAAGTCTAATGATCTGAAACGGATTGAGATTCTGCTCAACCGTACACGCGAGGAAATCGCAAAAGGATACGTGACCAATGACGAGCTTAACAAAATTACTGAACACATTGACTCTCGCTTTAACAAGTTGGAAAACAAAATTGACCAGCTACTTCAGCAAGGGGCAAAGTGATGCCAAGCAAGAGCAAAGCTCAACGTAATCTGATGGCGGCGGTTGCTCATTCAGCAGCCTTCGCCAAAAAGGTGGGTATCCCACAGTCTGTGGGAAAAGACTTTAACGAGGCCGATAAAGGCCGTAAATTCTCAAGAGGTGGTGATATGGCAAAAGGAAGTACAACTGGTAAGACCAGCGTTTCTGAAAAGAAAGGCTTGACAACCGAAAAAATGGCTAAGGTCAAGACTGGCGCTCCCAGCATTGACGGTATTGCAGAACGCGGTAAAACCCGCGCAATGATGCCTAAAATGGCTGGTAGCACAACTGGTATGAAAAAGGGCGGCAAAGTCCGCAAATAAGGAGTCGATATGAAACACGATCACCCCCCTCTGATGAAGGAAGAAACCCCTTCGCACATGCACCATGTTGACCACATGGAAAAGCACTATGGCGGCGACGGCCATAAGCAACACCACGAGCACTTTAAAGCACACGCTGCTGGCCACAAGCTCCATCACGAACATGTTAAGGCAATGTGCGGTGGTGGCATGACCCGCAAATAAGGAGTTTTATCATGATGGCAAGCCGTGGTATGGGGGATATCGCCCCCTCAAAAATGCCGAAGGGTAAAACCAAGGCTCGCCGTGATGATACGGACTTCACACAGTACGCTAAAGGCGGCGAAGTGTGGGATAAAGCCAGACCTAAGGGTCTTGGCAAGCCAAAAGCGCTTTCTGCCGGTAAAAAAGCCAAAGCAAAAGCTATGGCCAAGGCTGGCGGACGCCCATACCCTAATTTGGTCGATAATATGCGCGCTGCAAGGGGCAAATAATGGCCGAAAAGAAAAACTGGATTGCTGGAGCCATCAAAAAACCCGGTTCTTTGCGTAAAGAACTTGGCGCTAAAGAAGGTAAGCCTATCCCGGCTAAAAAACTGGCTGCTGCAGCTAAAAAACCCGGCAAGATCGGCCAACGTGCTCGTCTGGCGGAAACACTTAAGGGGCTGCGAAAATGATGATAAATGACGATGGTAGCTCTTCCTTTGGTGGCTTCAGCGGTGGCGGTGGCTACGGTAGTGGCTATGGCGGGGGTATGAACGGCGGTTTTGGTGGTAGCAATAACTCCTCTTTTAGGGGAAATCAAGGCTATACCAACATGGCTACCCCATGGAACCAACCCCAAAATAACTACCAAGGAGCCTATGGAATGGGCGGTGGTTGGGGCGGTCAAGGCGGTTTTAGTGGCCCCCAACAAGGTTTTGGTGGCTACGGCGGTGGCATGCAGGGTCCATATGGTATGGGCGGTGGCTTTGGTGGCATGCAAGGTGGCATGCAAGGTGGCTATGGCGGTGGCTATGGCGGTATGCAAGGTGGCTATGGCGGCATGCAAGGCCCATATGGTATGGGTGGCGGCTTTGGCGGTGGTTATGGTGGCCCTCCTCCTTGGATGCAACAAGGTGGCTACGGTGGTGGTTATGGCGGTGGTTTTGGCGGAGGCTACGGTGGTGGCTTCGGCGGTCGTGGTATGGGCGGCTACGGCGGTCCTCCTCCTTGGATGCAACAGCAACAAGGATACGGCGGCGGCTTGCAAGGGTTAGCGAGCGCATTTGGACAACAAAACTACAATAACCAAAACAGTTTTAATGGCGGGCAAGACCTTAGCCAGTTAACAGGGCAGTCGACTTTATATCGTGACACACCGCAACAACCCGACAATAATAACGGCGGGCAAAACCCACTCAGTTTGTACCCACAACAACCGCAGCCACAAATGCAAAATCACTCTATGACAATGCAGTTTCAACCGCCACAAACCGATAGCGCATTTGCAGCCCAACAACTCCAACGGTTCCTAGAAGCGCAACAGCAGCAACAAGTATCACAAGTGCAATCAACCCTTATGCCGCAAATGCAAAGTCAATCTATGGTGCTAAATGGGCAAGCTCCTTATCCGGGTAGCGGCGGTTACGGATCAACTATTTAATCTATGGCAAACATAACCACCTCAGGCGCTGGACTTTATAACCCTCAACTGACTGAAATCGTTGAGGAAGCGTTTGAACGCGCGGGTACTGAACTGCGTAGTGGTTATGACCTGCGTACGGCACGCCGTTCGCTCAATATCATGTTTGCTGAATGGGCAAACCGTGGTATCAATATGTGGACGATGGATCAGCAGACCATTACGCTGGCTCAAGGGCAGTCTACCTATGCTATCCCTTCAGATACAGTGGATTTGTTGGAACAAGTCATTCGTACGCAGGCTAATAGCACAAGCAACCAGTCTGATTTAAACATCACGCGCATCAGCGTTTCAACGTACCAGACAATTCCTAACAAGCTGCAGCAAGCACGGCCAATTCAAATTTTGGTTAACCGTCAAGACGCCCAGCAAAGCCCAACAACTATCACGGTCGCAAGCGCAGTCGCGGCGACGGATACGACAATTACCCTGACTTCCACGGTTGGCCTGCCTGCCTACGGCTTTATTTCGATCGACCAAGAAATTATTTTCTACCAGTACATCTCTGGCAATACGATCAACACCTGCGCTCGTGGGCAAAACAATACAACTGCAGCATCGCATGCTGTAGCAGCTCCGGTCCTAATTCAATACCTGCCGTCGGTCACTGTGTGGCCGGTTCCAGATGGCTCGCAAACCTATACGCTCGCGTACGTGCGCCTGCGCCGTACCCAAGATGCTGGCGGTGGTGTGAATGTAATGGATATCCCATTCCGGTTTTTACCTTGCATGATTGCAGGGCTGGCCTACTATTTGGCTATGAAACTGCCCCCAACGCCCGATATGCAAAACAGACTGATACTGCTTAAACAGCAGTACGATGAAGCATGGCAAATGGCTGCAGAAGAAGACCGCGAAAAAGCTGCAATTCGGTTTGTTCCTCGTGAAATGTTTATTGGGAATAGCTACTAATGGGTAATAGATTTGCCTCCGGTAAGAACTCGATTGCCGAGTGTGATCGGTGCGGGCAGCAGTACAAGCTGAAACAGCTAAAAATGGAGGTCATTAAGACCAAGCTGTATCAGTTAAAAGTTTGCCCAGAGTGCTGGGACCCGGACCACCCACAGTTGCTATTGGGGATGTTCCCCGTTGACGACCCGCAGGCTGTACGCCAGCCACGGCGCGATACGACGTACGTAACCTCGGGTATAAATGCTGATGGGTTCCTTTCGGGGGGCTCGCGGGATATTCAGTGGGGCTGGAATCCAATTGGGGGTTCTCAGTTATTTGATGCGAAACTGACGCCAAATTACTTGGCAACAGTGACAAGTGTTGGTACAGTTACGATTACGACTACTTAGGAGTAGAAAATGGCTAAGAAAGAAATGGGTGAGTCCAAAGCTGAATCACGTAAAGAGATGGCTGAAGACAAAAAACAAGACGTTGCTTTGATTAAAAAAGCGTTCAAAGAACATGACAAGCAAGAGCACAAAGGCGGCAAGGGTACTAAACTCAAGCTTGCTAAAGGTGGTCCTACTGGCAAATCTATGCGTGCTGTCGGTCGTAATTTGGCGCGTGCTCACAACCAAAAAGGCGGGAGCAAATAATGGCTAAGTACTCTATGAAAAAGGGCGGCAAAGAAGTGGGCCCTGCGTCCACTTACGCTGAACCCCACACAATGCAGGGTGGTAAACCCAGCTTGGACTCTACCGGCTACGGCGCTAGCGACCGTCAAAAAGTGCAAGAATTGCACATGAGCGTGGGTAACATCACTAACCGTGACTATGAACCTACCGAAACCACCGGCATCAAAATCCGTGGTACTGGCGCAGCTACTAAAGGTCTGTACGCCCGAGGCCCGATGGCATAACCAATCCAAGGTGACGTAAATTAACTACTATCAATTGGTCACTGCCGTTCAAGACTATACCGAGAACACGTTTTCTACGGTAGACATCAACACGTTCATTGAGCAAGCTGAGCAGCGGATTTACAATGAAATTCAGTTTCCTTCGCTGCGTAAAAATGTCACCGGTACAGTAAGTTCGTCCAACCCCTATCTGTCCGCCCCGGCGGACTATTTGTCTACCTATTCATTGGCGGCGTACTCTACGTTCAGCACAACAGCTACGGGAACATCGGGCACGAATGTCATTAGTGTCTCAAGCGCCAGTGGAATCGCCATCGGGCAAAACGTCACGGGTACAGGTATTGGTTCAGGTGCAATCGTCTACGGCATCAACGGTACAAGCATAACGCTAAGTGTGGTCAACACTGGTACAGTATCTGGTACAACTACCTTTCAAGGCCCGTATCAGTACCTGCTGAACAAGGACGTTAACTTTATCCGTGAAGCGTTCCCCTACCCAGCTGTGTCTGGGTTCCCCACGCACTACGCTATTTTCGGCCCCCAATCTGCATCACCTAATGAACTCTCGTTCATGATGGGCCCAACGCCTGACCAAAACTACGGTGTTGAGCTGCACTACTTCTTCTACCCACCGTCGATCATTCCCGGTATTATTTTGAGTCTGAACGGCACATTTACTGCCGGTTCAGGGTATACCAATGGAACATATTACAACCAAGCATTGACTGGCGGTACGGGTTCCGGCGCTACTGCAAACATTGTGGTAGCAGGCAACGTAGTTACTTCTGTTAGTTTAGAAACTGGGGGTACAGGCTATGCCGTGGGAGATTCTTTATCTATTAGCCTTGGCAGTGGCGGTGGGTTTGCCATTACTGTTCCCAACGCATCCAGCCTGAACCAAACCACCGGCCAGACTTGGCTGGGGGACAACTACGATGCTGCGCTTTTGTATGGCACTTTAGTTGAAGCCATCACCTTCATGAAGGGTGAGCAGGACTTGGTAGGTCTGTACAACGGCAAATACACAGAAGCACTTGCACAAGCCAAACGTCTGGGCGATGGTCTTGAGAGGCAAGATCAGTACCGGTCTGGTCAATACCGTCAAGCGGTCAAATAATCTATGTCAATCCTTCAAGGTCAGACGACGAGTTTCAAGGTTGGGCTGTACAACGGTCAGTTCAATCTTGCGTCCGATACCATCAAAATGGCGCTCTACAACGGCAACGCCAACCTAAACCAAACCACCACTGCATACACCTCGGTAAACGAAGTATCAGGCACAGGCTACACCGCTGGCGGCAAGATCATGACGGGCGTGACGATTAGCTATGACGCAACGAACAGCGTGGCGTACGTTAACTTTGCCAATGTAGTTTGGAATCCTGCAGCCTTTACTGCACGGTGCGCTTTGATTTATGATGCTACGGCCTCTAATGCTTCGATTGCTGTGATTGATTTTGGCTCAGACAAGACCTGCACCAATACGTTTACGGTAACCATGCCCGCTAATACTTACTCAACCGCGCTGATTCGGAGCGCATAAGGAACTTTATGAGCAACATCGAAAAACTGAATGTCCAAGACGCCCCCAGCGCTTCGGTTACTGTTGGCAAAAATGCCAGCGAAGATATGGTCATTACAGGTCGTTTTACCGCTACCTGCTACGACTCTGAAGGTAACCTGAAATGGGAAGAGCACTTCCCCAACTTGGTCGTGAACGTCGGTAAGATTGACTTGTTGAACAAGTATTTTGCTGGTTCTGGCTATACTGCTGCTTGGTACTTGGGGCTTGTCAATGGCGGAACTTCACCTACTTACAATGCTGCGGACACTATGGCTTCG